CAATTACAATCATTAACGATGAAGACTTTGTTATCCGTAATGCTTTCGAAAGATGGATGAACAGTATCAACAGTCACAATCTTAACGTGCGTAGCCCATTAGCAACATCACCATTCAGTTATTCTGTAGATGGTGAAGTTACTCAATTTGGTAAGCAAGGCAACACATTGAAGAAGTATAAATTTGTTGGTTTATTCCCAACAGATGTATCTGCTATTGATGTGGATTGGGGTTCTAACGATACGATTGAAGAATTCAGCGTTACACTTTCTTACCAATGGTGGGAATCGGTAACAGACGGTGTTGTGTAAAGAGAAAGGCTTCGGCCTTTCTCAATTTTTATAGGATGAATATTTAATGGCAGTCAAGCTCTTCGGCTTTACACTCGGTAAAAAAGACATTGTTCAGGTTCAAGCACCTGAGCAAGCTTCATTCGCACTTCCAACGGAGTCGATGGATGATGGTGCGGTAACGATAACTCAAAACGCACACTATGGTACATATGTTGACTTAGAAGGTTCTGTTCGCAATGAAATAGAATTGGTCACACGATACCGTGAAATGGCAAATCACCCTGAGTTAGAAATGGCAATTGATGATATTGTCAATGAAGCCATTACACATGATGTTTCAGGTCGTACTGTAGATATTGTTACAGATAACCTAAAACAACCAGAATCAATCAAAAAGAAAATACATGAAGAATTTGAAAACATCCTAAGGATGTTAAACTTCGGTAATCTTTCTGATGACTTGTTTAAGAGATGGTACATTGATGGTCGAATTTACTACCATGTTGTGGTAGATGAAAAGAAACCTAGAGAAGGTATCCAAGAATTACGATACATTGACCCACGCAAGATTCGCAAGGTCCGTGAAATCAAAAAAGACAGAGACCCAAAAACTGGTGCTCAGATTATTGCATCTATTGCCGAATACTATGTGTATAACGACAAAGGTACAGTAACACAATCATATACAAGTAGTGTTAATGCAGGTTTAAGAATTGCACCAGAGTCAATCATTAATGTGAACTCTGGTTTGATGGATGCAAAAAACACATTCGTTATTTCATATCTACACAAAGCAATCAAGCCACTTAATCAGTTGCGTATGATTGAAGATGCGGTAGTTATCTATCGTCTATCAAGAGCACCTGAACGCCGTATTTTCTACATTGACGTTGGTAACTTACCAAAAGGCAAAGCAGAACAATATCTAAAAGATATTATGGCAAAGTATCGTAACAAAATGGTTTACGATGCAAGTACAGGTGAATTGCGTGATGACCGTAAACACATGTCTATGTTAGAAGACTTCTGGTTGCCACGCCGTGAGGGTGGTAAAGGTACAGAGATTACTACATTGCCAGCAGGCCAAAACCTTGGTGAGTTAGAAGATGTTAAGTACTTCAGACAGAAACTATTAAATGCATTGAATGTACCAATCTCTCGTTTAGAACCACAACAAGGTGGCATGATTGGTGTTGGTCGTACAACTGAAGTCACAAGAGATGAAGTTAAATTTACAAAGTTTATTGTGAGACTGCGTAACAAGTTCTCTCAGATTTTTGACCATGCATTAAAAATTCAACTCGTTCTAAAAGGCATTTGCACATTAGAAGAATGGGAAGAGTTTAAGGAAGATATCTATTACAATTACATGAAGGACAACAACTTCACCGAAATGCGTGATGCTGAAATCCTCCGTGAAAGATTAAGTGTATTGCAAACTGTTGACCCATATATTGGTAGATACTACTCTATGGAATGGGTTCAAAAACATGTTCTTCAAATGGACAAAGAAACCATTGCCGAGATGAAGAAACAGATTGCAAAAGAAGAAGCAGCAGGTACAGGTGGTCCAACATTACCACCAGAGATGCAACAGCAACAACAAGCTGATGCAGAGGCAAACCCTCCTGTAGATAACACACAAGATGATGCAGCGAATGAATCATTAACACCGCAATTAGATGCAGATGTGAATAAGTTTTCATCTCTACTAAATAAGCGATAATTTAATAAAGGATATAATATGTCAACATCAGAATTTATTGACGAATTGGCCGCAGGTAATGCATCTGTTGCTAAAGATAAGTTAAACGATATGCTTTCTGCTCGTGCTTTTGAAGCACTAGAAGGCCGTAAAGTTGAACTTGCACAAAACATTTTTAACGGTTCAAAAGAAGAAGCTGTAGCAGAAGAATGAAATCTCTATTAGAATTCAAATCTATTGTTGAAGAAGAAAAATCAGACTATTCCAAGTTTGATGTTTTAGTTCGTGCTGGTCTTGCCAATAAGGCACAGATGCAACGTATTCACAAAATCTTAGATAAGATGAGTGAAGACAAACCACAATTCAACAATGCAGATAGAATGATTATTCAAAACCTCTTTAATAAGATGGTAGATTTGATTTCTAATAACAAATCAATTAATATGCAGGCACGCCGTGCTATTAAAGAAGATGAAGATTTTATTGAAGTAGAACAGTTAGACGAAGCAGAATCAGGTCCAACACCTCCATATGTCTTGTTATTAAAGAGAAAAGCAATTCGTGTGTATCCTGACGGAACAAAAATTGCATTGTATTATAACAAACAGATTAACAAATATTTCTCTGTGCCATATGATAGTCCAATAGATGCATCTATTCAGGCTGAAGAAGTTGTTTCTGAAATGGCAATTGGTAAAAAGAAACCAAAATCAGATACTCACCATATTGTTGACAAAGAAGGTAAGACTTTGAGTTTGGCCGCATATCTTGATAAAGCAAGTGCAGTAAAAGATTTAGAAAAGCATCCTGGTGGAAAAGTTGTTACACTTGGTCCAAGAGGTAAAGTTAAAGAAGAAGTTGAAATTACCGAAGCGGTAATGGATCAACTACATAAGATAGTGAACGACAAACAAGCACAGTCGGTTAAGTTTGCATCTGGTCATAGTCGCAAGATTGACCACTTTACCGCATCGGCATTGACGCAAGTTCACAAAGCATTAAATGATGAAAACAAAAAGAAGTTTGCAGATTTGGTACACAAGTCTCCAGAACATTTCCAGAAAGCATCTGACTTTGCTTTCAAACATGCAAAATGAGTTTTGTTAAATCGTTAATAGATAATAAATTAGATGAGGCAAAAGATAAGTTATTTGCTCATCTAAATGAGATAGTTGCAAAACGTCTTGCAGAGGCAAAGCGTTATGTTGCAGAAGATATGTTTGAACAAGTTTTGGATGAAGCAAAGCGTAATCCAAATATTATTAAACAAGGTAGAATTCAAAAGATTCGCCGCAGAATTAGAAGAAATGCTAAGGGTCGTATTGTTGTACAAAAGAACACAAGACGTTCTAGCATTAAAGGTTTTAGATTATCAGGTAACACGATTAAACGTATACCTGCAACAGTAAGATTAAGAAAAGCGAGACTGTTAAAAAGGTCTTGGAAAACAACCAGAAGAGCAGGGTTACGCCGTTCATTAATGAAAAGAAAAATGAGTATGCGTAGACGTTCATCAATAGGACTAAGATAAAATGGCATTCGAATTTATAAACACCGCCCGTTCATCATCAATCGTTAGAGTTATTGATGCAGGTACAACCATTAGTTTGGCCAACCTATCATCAAGTGCTAACGAAACTGTTACTGCTGCGAACATCCGTAAAGTTGCATGGTCAACAAACGGCAGTATTCAAATTGTTCGTAATAGTGTACCAATTCTTACTTTGCATAATGCAGGTTCTATTCAGTTTGATGAATTGAATCATGCGATTGCCAATAATAACAATCAACCAATTGTTGTAACGATTAACACAGGTGGTTTTGTGGTACTAGAACTTACCAAAGAAGCCACATACACAACTGCACCAGGCGGATACTAATATGAAACTCATTAGAGAACACATTGAATCTGTTAAATACTTAACAGAAGCAACAGAGAATGGTAAAAAGAACCTGTATATTGAGGGTACCTTTTTAGTGGGTGATGCCGTAAATAGAAACAATCGCATGTACAAAATGAATACATTGCGTAATGAAGTAAAAAGATATGATGAAGAATACATTAAAACAAATCGTGCATTAGGTGAATTGGGACATCCTGATACACCAACATTAAACCTAGAAAGAGTTTCACATAAAATTGTTTCACTCAAAGAAGATGGAAATACATTTTATGGAAAAGCTCTAGTACTTGATACACCATACGGCCAAATCGTTAAAAATTTCATTGATAACGGAGTAAACCTAGGAGTTTCTTCAAGAGCACTAGGTTCTGTAACCATGACCAAAGAAGGTTACAATCTTGTCCAAGACGACCTACGATTGGCAACGGCGGCTGATATTGTGGCAGACCCATCTGCTCCAGGCGCATTTGTTAACGGCATCATGGAAAACAAAGAATGGATGTTTGTTGAAGGACGCTTTGTAGAAGCAGACTTCGATAATGCCAAAAGACAAATAACAAGAGCATCATCTAAACAAGTTGAAGCAGTTGCTCTTAAATTGTTTGAAAATTACCTCAGAAAACTTTAATTTTATAAATAAGAAATCATAAGGAGATTCCTAATGTCAAATAACAAACTAATGGAAGCAGCTGCAGATATCCTTGCATCAAGCAAGAATAAAGGCGGTATGCCAATGGAAAAAATGCCGGGCAGCGATGCTGTAGATTTGGGTGGACCAACACCAC